TGTTATAAGAAACATAACTATGACCAGATGTTCTTATTAGTGAATAATTATACAGATTAATGTACTTAGAGAATCAAAGACAGAAAGCTTTAAGATGGTGCTTTAAGAATGACTTTGTTATATATCCTGTAACTAAAAATAATAAGGATTATAATATAGTAATAGAGAAAGGAGTAAAGAAAGTATTTATTGAAGATGTATATACTAAAACAACTATACATCAAGGTATTACAGATATATACTTAAAGCTATACAAAAAACATAATACTAAATAATCGTTATCATATTATGGCTAGAGCAAAAAAGAATAAATCACAAGAGATAAAACCTACAGATGGTAGGAAACATAATAAGAGACTTGCACCAAAACCTATATCAACTACAAATAAATTACCATCAGCTAGACAGAATAAAGCTAAGAAAGATAGGATAGCATCTTATGCTACCTCAGCTATGAAAGATGTATTTGGTAGCGAGAAAGAAGCGTTTAAACATTTAGCAAGTTTAGCTAAGAATAACTTTACTCACATGAAACTACTACTAGAGTATGCTTATGGTAAGCCTTCTGATAGTATTGATGCAGTTAAAAAGTCTGGTAAGGTTCAAGTTCCTGTCATAAACTTCTTTAACAATAAAGAGATGCAAAGCTTAGAAGATACAATAGACGTAACTCCAGACGATGAATAGTAATATAAATCTACATAGTAAATACATTCCTCTGTTTCAATCTAAGAGCAGATACTATATTGTAACTGGTGGTAGAGGTTCAGGTAAATCATTTGGTGTGGCTTTGTTTCTACTTAACCTAACGTATGAAGAAGGACACAAAGTATTGTTTACTAGATATACTTTAACATCAGCTAACACCTCTATTATACCTGAGTTCATTGAGAAGATAGACCTGATGAATGTACATAGTGATTTTAGGATAACTAAAGATGAGATTATAAATCTTAAGACAGGAAGCTCTATAATGTTTAAAGGGATACGAACATCCTCTGGTAACCAAACAGCAGCTCTAAAGTCCTTAAATGGCGTTACAACCTTTGTTGTAGATGAAGCAGAAGAGCTTATGGAAGAAGATGTGTTTAACAAGATAGACTTTTCTATACGTTCACAGAATAAACAGAACAGATGTATTTTAATATTAAACCCTGCTACAAAAGAACATTGGATATATCAAAGATTCTTTTTGTTTAAAACAATACAAGGAGGATTTAATGGTGCAAAAGATGATGCTACTTATATACATACTACATACGAAGATAATAGGGAGAACCTATCAGACTCATTCTTAACACAGTTATATGAGATGAAGAGAAGAAACCCTCATAAGTTTGAGCACGTTATCTTAGGTGGTTGGATGGAGAAAGCTGAAGGAACAATTATAAGGAATTGGAAAGTAGGAGAGTTTGCACAGACAGAATTAACCTGTTATGGTCAAGATTTTGGTTTCTCTATGGATATGACAACGCTTGTAAAGGTTTCTATTGATAAAGATGTTAGAAAGGTATATGTTAAAGAAATATACGGAAAGACTGGTTTATCTACTTCTGACATAGCATTTAGGAATAGACAGGAATGTTCAGCAGATTTGATAATATGTGACAATTCAGAGCCAAGACTTATAAATGAATTAAAGAACACAGGATTAAACATTAGACCTACTATAAAGAAGAAGGGTAGTATACTATCTGGTATTGCTTTAATGCAAGACTATGAGATTATAGTAGAGAGAAACTCTAGTGGTATTATCAGAGAGCTAAACAATTATGTATGGCATGAAAGAGGAGAGAAGCCAATAGATAAATACAATCACTTCATAGATGCAATTAGATATTCACTTCAATATTTAATACAAGGAAACAATTCTGGAAAATATGTTATCCGATAATTTGTTTAACATTAAGGTGTTTAACATTAAGGGGTCTGTTTAATATTATGCCTTGTTTAACATTATCCCCTGTTTAACATTATGGGGGTCGTTTAACATTATCCCCCCTCTTCGCTATTTAGATTTATTCTAAATAATATCTGAATTCTTACACAATTATAAAAACAAATTAAGCCAGTAGAAAAGCATAAAATATTTTGTTAGTGTCAAATATATTTTGTATACACGCGCGCGCATATTATTAAAGGAGTATAAAATTTTAACATAATTTTAACATAATTTTAACATTTACTTTTCTATTTATTTATATTAGTTTTATATATTTGATTATAATTATTAACTAAAAACAAAACAAATGACAATACACGAAACAAAAATTAATAATAATTCTTTTTTCTATATCAATAAAACTAGAGAAGGAAACTACAATTACAACAGATTAAACACTAAATTAAACAGAGTTTGGGAATATGAAACGCCTGTTAAATATTACAAAGCATTAAGAAGAGCAATAAAAAACAATATTAACCAATAAAATAAAACAAAATAAAAATATGAAAGACTTTAATAAATATTTATTCTTAGATAACTTAAAAGAGGATATAAAAGAAGAGATTAAAAGCGGAAATTTAAACGACGAAAGCGAAATAAATTTATATATATTTCAAGAGATAGACCGAGCGGTAATATATTATTCTGACTGCTTTCAAATAATGATAGAATTTAACGCTTATAATTTTGAAGGGTGCGAAAATGTTACAGAATTAGCTTACCAATTATTAGAGGAATTTATCTGGTCTGAAATAACAGATTTAACCGAGTTATTAGATGAGGCAAAAGAAGAAACAGAAAAAACAATATTAACTATTGAAGAAGTAAAGAAACAATTAAAAAAATAAACAAATGAAAAAACAAACTATAATAAATAAGATAAATGCAAAAGAAGATTTTAGCCACTATATTAATAAAGATAAAAAGCGTTATATAGTAGCTTTAAAAAATTTGCATACTTCAACAAATCCCTCAATGAATTATTTTAATATATATAATGATATATATAATATTAATACAGATTTTAATATTTTGGGAGGGTGGCAAGATAAAAAGACAAATAAATATTATGTTGACTATTGCAATACATACCACAATAAAAAAGAAGCTATTAAAAAAGCTAAACAATTAAAAGAGGTTGCAATTTACGATAGCAAAGAAAATAAAGAAATATTAATAAAATAAAGATATGACAAAAGATAAACTAAAATTAATTATAAATATATATCAAAATTATTTTAATGACTTTATTAATATAACAGATAAAGATATTAATAGTATATATTTAGAAATAGCAAAAAGAGATATTAAACAAAATATAAATAAATATATAAAACAATGACAAAAGAAAAACAACAAAGAAACAAATTAATTGATTTTATTCTTGACTTTGCAGGTGATGAAATAGAAAATACAAACGACGCTTTAAAACTTGCAAGAATGACAAATGAAGAATTAAAAGAAGATATTAAAAGTATTAAAGAATATTATAAAAGAGAACATAAAACAATAATATAAAAACTAAACAACATGAGACAAATCACAAAAGAGAGTACAAAAGCTTTTTTTAATAATACTAATTATAGTAAATCAAATACATTTGTAAATAATAATAAATTCTATTTGCACAATAATTTAATCGCTGAAATAAAAGATAATAAATTAATATTGTCTAATTGTGGTTGGTTCAGTAATACAACAAAGGAGCGTTTAAATGGTATTTTAAATTATATCGGTAAACCTTTAATATATCAGAAAAACTTTATCTGGTATTTAAACGGGGATAAATGGAACGGAAATAGAATAGAAATAAAATTTTAACAAAACTTTAACATTTCTTTAACATTTAATTAAATATAAGTTTATATATTTGAGTATAACAAAAACAAATAATATTAACTAAAAACAAAACAAAATGAAAAACCTAATTAACACTATCAAAACAAATGACAAAACAACTAACACAGGTTTAGCCGTTGTTACTTTATTAATCTTACCTTTCTTATCTCTTGTAATTATAGAGTTATTAAACGGGGCATCAATACACATGTAATGAATATAAAAGTAACAGATACTAATTTAGTTATTATTGAGAAAAATAATAATATAAAAGTATATACATTAAAAGAATATACTAAACTTAAAAGAGATAATAAAATAATCAACCAAATTAACAGAGCATTTAAATATATTACAATTACTTTAATTGGTGCGATGTTATATAATATAATTAAATAATATGTGCACACTATCGACCGACAAACTAATTCAATATCTTGAAGATTCTAATCAAATTCATAAAAATCTACATACAAAAATAATAAACTTAGAAAATACAATAAATAAAAGAAAAATATTAATTGACCAATTAGAAATTGAAATATATAAACTAAAACAATTAAAACAATGACAAGACAAGACATAAACAATATTAATAATATAGAAGAATTAAAATGTAATTACAGAACTGATTTAAAAGTGTTAGACTGGTTCAATAACTTTACAGATTATATACAACACAATAATACTAACTTATATAATCAGGCGTGTAAATATGCTGATGATATAGAAAATATATAACAATGATAGAATATATACTAAACCCTTTTATATTAGTTAACTTTGGTTATATGATAACTGCTATAATAATAACATTAATAATTAAAAACAATACCAATGACAAAAACAGAATTACAAGAGGAAATAAAAGAACTTAAAGAAATAACCAATTCTTTACATTTAGACAAGGTCGAGTTATTAGACAATATCTTGGAGTTAGAAAATAAGATTGAATTAAAAGAGTCTAAACAAAATACGTACATACATGAGACTAATCATTTGTATTGTCAAGATGGAGAACTACACATTCATTATGGAGATGTTGAGAATGATAATTGGTTAGTCTGGAACACAGATAGCTTATATAAGGACTTACATTTTATTATTAGTCAAGTAGTAAAAGAAAATAAAAAGATGCAACAAATGTATTTAAATAATATAAAAGACTCTTTAAAAGAGATGTAAAAGAATTTGTTTTGGTTAGTCAAAAGANGGTTATAAACTTNGGTTTATAGCCTTTTTTTTATACGCTTTATTATACTNCNTTTATTTNTTAATAGTTCTGATAATNANANATTATATATGTTGATNTTTGAACAACCTCATTTAAGCTCATTTAAGAGCCTATAATTACCTCCTCTATATCTACATACCTATATTTAAATATCTTTGTTTAAACATAGCTTAAAACGATTAATAATATATTATTTTAATGTTATTATATATGTAATTAACGTAAATCGGAGATTGCTGGGGTAAGTAGCCCACTCTTATGATTTCATTACAAAAACGAATTATTCTAAAACACATATTCTAAAAATATAAATATAATTGTAAAACGAGTTGAGTAGTTAAAAGGTGTATTGATGGAGTTTTATTCGCCCTCCTCTTTATATATGTTACTTTAAATGTTGTTGGCTAAACAACTTGTTAGCTGATGTACTCGTTGAGTTGAATGATACTAGGGCGTTCACGAAAATAACAAAGGATTTAGTATCGCAATTCTCAAGGAGATTTAGGTTACCCGAACCAATAGGAGTCTATGCCTAAAGTGTAGCAACTTATACAGATTTGCAACTGTCTATATAGATAACGATATTTTTTATTTTTGTTTTTTTATACTGTTAAAACAAAAAGTAGTGGATTTCGTTATCATAGTATGGTAAAAGAATATAAGTTAGAAGTACCTACTAAGTTAGAAGGTATAACATTAAGACAGTATCAGGATTATCTAAAAGTGTTAGATAAATGGGATAAGGAAGATGAGGTGTATATTAAGACAAAGATGTTACAGATATTTTGTAACCTAGATATAGAAGATACTTTTAAAGTACCTATAAACAACTTTGATTTTGCTATTGACACAGTAAATAGATGTTTTGATGAAAAGACACCTTTAGTCAACAGATTTGAGATGTCTGCTAAAGATGAGTATGGAGAAGAGACTATTGTTGAGTTTGGTTTTATACCAAAGCTAGATGAGATGTCATTTGGAGAGTTTATTGATTTAGATAGTAATATATCTGATTGGCAGAAGATGCATAAAGCAATGGCTGTCTTATTCAGACCTGTTATCTTTAAGAAGAAGGAGTTTTATAGAGTGATGGATTATGAAGGGAGTAATAAGTACTCCGATGTAATGTTAGATATGCCAGTTAATGTAGCGATAGGGGCGATGGTTTTTTTTTATCGTTTAGGGAGAAAATTACCAAGCTATACGGTGGATTATTTAGTGAAGGTGTTGAAGAAACAGGGAGTTCCACCTCAGCTCAAGCGAACTTTGGACAAAAGTGGGGTTGGTATCAATCAATATTTACAATCGCTAAAGAAGATGCAGCTAGAATTGATGAAGCAACCAGACTTCCAATACACACCTGTTTAATGTATTTGGAATATATAAAGGATAAAACAAATTTAGAGAATGCTTTAATAAAAAGAGCACATAAAAAATAGATATGACACAAGTATATGACTTATTAGACAAGTTAAAGGACGAATTAAGATTAAATAAGCACGTTAATAGTGTTAGTTTCGGAGATATTACCGAAGTTAACCTAAATAAGACAGATATATTCCCTTTAACACACTTAAACATCTCAAATGCTGTAATAAGCTCAAATACTATCACTTTTACGCTTCAAGTACTATGTGCAGACATATTAGACTACAATAAACAGGATTATAGCTATGATTTGTTTTATGGCAACGATAATTTACAGGATATAATGAATACACAGTTGCAAGTAGTGAATTTAATCTACTCTAAGCTAAAAAGAGGTACTTTAAGAGCAGAATTACTGCAAGTAGACGAGAATATCTCTGTTCAACCATTTAAAGACAGATTTGAGAATGAATTAGTAGGATGGGGAGCTGATATAAATATAATAATGAGAAATGATATAAGTATCTGCTAATGGACTCTAGTTTTATAACAATAGCACTTAAAAGACTAGGCGACCAAGTTGTAGATAGACTTCAGCAGCAGTTAGAGACAGATGGCACTATGGCTACTGGTAATTTATCAGCAAGTATTAAACGCAAAGCTGTTGGTAATGCTTTAACAATAACTATGGATGGTTATGGTGGAGCTATAGACGAAGGTATCCGTAAAGGAGGTAGACCTGCTAATGGATACAGGATAAAAGAATGGTTAAAAGTTAGAGGTGTACAATTAAAAGATTATAAAACTAAAAGATATATTGAACGCACAGAATCAAACTATAATAAGATAGCGTTTCTTGTTAGTAGGAGTATATCTAGTAGAGGAATAATAGAAAGATTAGGATATAAAGGAAGTAATTTTATAGACAGAGCAATAAACAACACATTAGATGAATTTGATGATACTATATTAGAAGCGTTTAATAAGGAACTAACAAAAGAATTTGATAAAATAAAAACAAATGGCTAAAATAAATGTAAGAAGTCCATACTTTGCCCAAGTAGGAGTAGTAGGTCTAACAAGTGCTACATTAGAAATGAAAATATACACAGGTCTAGCAAATACAACTTGGCAAGGCAATCCACAATACACTCTAAGTTCAACAGCAATTAGTACTAAGTTAAGCTTTGAAATAAGTGAACTTATAAGAGACTACATACCAGCAGCTTTTGATGGCATATACCCAAGTCTTAATGGTTCTGGCACAGATAACACAACAGTTTATGTAGATTATAAAATAACACCGTTTACAGGAACAACAGCAGGAACTAT